TCGATGCAACCATTGGAAACTCCCTTGTCACCTTTATCAATCGCAATGTTACTCCTTATCCCACAGAAGCAGGTGGACCAAAATTTGATTTAGTACCTGTTACTAAACAAAAAGATATTATGCTCAATGTGGCTAGGCTTCATGCTAGCCAAGAGTATAATAGAATAATGGAACTTGTTGAAGTCTTGCAGAATCAAGCACAACAAATTCAACATAGATTAAAACTCACTGATATGGTACACAGTGCAAAGTATGCTTTCCAATTGTACCACAATCAATGTTATTGGCTTGCATTTGATCACAGGCAAAACTGTACTATACTTACTCCATTAGGACCTAATGATTGGTGCACTGGAGCACCCAAAGAGTATGAGTATGTTACAAGAGTAAAGTGGTTAGGTGATTATACTTGGTTAGAAGTTAATGAAGATGGAACTGACGGCGAACAGACATTATGACTAAGATTAGCAGTAGCCCACAACGAAATACTTTTCAAAAAGAAAAGTATATTGAGCGTTGCCAAAGTGAGGGTAAAGAACCATCACAAGATTATTTAGATATGTTCTTAGAAGAAGATAAGCGCCGCATGGCTAAGTTCGATGACCCTAAGTCACGTGTCAATAATTTAGAATACGATTTGTTGACTACTGAATGGATATTAGAAAAAGTTCGCAACGATGAAGCATATGCGCAAAATCTATACGCAAGTATGTGTAACACAGAATTCGTCAGAAATGATGTATGGCCGTTGTTAAAGGGTGAGCGTTGGGGTTGCAGTTGGCGCTATGCAGGTGGCATTATTGCTGATATGTGCCAAGAGGGAGACTACATAGATTGGTACTGTTCAGGTATACAAGGTGCTATGTCTGAACCTTTTAATCCTACACCAGAGCAAATCGAACGTATGAAAATAACCGAGAAGTTTGTAGGTGAAGGTCATGTGACTGACGAGATCCGTTGTGACTTATTAAAGTTAGGATGGGTAGTTATCGATGATGATTCAGTAGAATAAATATATTTGTATCTTATAAGGAACTATCATGGCATATAGTACACAGGTAATTGATCATTACGAAAATCCTAGAAACGTAGGAAGTTTTGGTAAAGATGATACCGATGTTGGAACAGGTATGGTTGGAGCCCCTGCGTGTGGTGATGTGATGAAGTTACAAATTAAAGTAGATGAAAGTACAGGAGTAATTACAGATGCTAGATTTAAAACGTATGGGTGCGGGTCAGCGATTGCTTCGTCAAGTCTTGTCACAGAGTGGGTCAAGGGTAAAACACTGGACCAGGCAGCAACAATCAGAAACACAGCAATCGCAGAAGAACTTGCGTTGCCCCCAGTCAAAATCCACTGCTCAATCTTAGCAGAAGATGCGATTAAGGCCGCAATTGACGATTATAGAAAAAAACATTAAAAGTCCGTGTAATAGTATTTGTAAACTGGACAAAAATAATGTCTGTATTGGGTGCAAGAGGACTATCGCTGAAATAGCGAGTTGGTCCTCTTTGTCCGAGTACGAGCGACAAAAAATTATCGATAGGGTAAAACAATGAGTAGCGAGCAATATAAAGTTAAAAATTCTACCCGCAGGCATAGAGACGAGTCCGCAGTTAAGCGTCAAGTTAAAATTGCTAAAGCATATAATCATACCAAATACTTAGACGAGCCTCATAGATTAGTAAAGCATCATGCTATGGATTGTGGTACGCCTGGTTGTATATTATGTGGTAATCGTAGACATAACAAGGCTCTAAAAACTAAAGACCAACTAACAATGCAAGAACGTAGAATGTTCCAAGACCCAGACCACAGACCAGATAAGCACAGCAATGGTCTTGAGCCTGAAGAATAACATGCATCACAAACTTTTAGTTGATTTTACTAAATTATTGTTGTCATAACCGTTTTTGTTAGTGCATCATTAGCGACATTTTTATCAAACCCCAATAAAAGTAATAAGTTTAATATCACTTTTCTTTTTTTAACATCTTTCAGATATTCTCTGTCTAATGCAAACGTTGTCTTATCTTTAACTATGCGTAAAGTATCTTCTAAATTGCCATTTTGATATCCTCCACCATATTCTTTTGGTGGGGTTTCCTCGTCTGAAAAAATTGCATAAACCATAAATTCACTTATATTAATAATTGGTTCTCTGCGATAACATTCTTCAAACATTTTTTCTAAATCTAACTCAGTCATTATTTCTTCAACTACTTTTTTATTTACAAGAAACGGAGTAAAAGGGTTCCAAACTCTATTAGGGATAGGTTTATTAATTTTCCTGCAAACAAATTCTATACCAGACTTCCAATATGACAAATATGGATTACTTACATCTTCTCTGAAACCTGAGCCTTGATATCTAAAGGTTCTATCTAAGTCCAATGATTTCATAAACATAATTTTAGAATCAAGAATTAGATACTTACTATCAACCATTAGTTGATGCATTTTAAATTTGATTATTTGCTGGTAGATATAACCATCCATTTTTTTATTTTGTGGGTATACTTGGGGATGAGAGTCTTTTGTAATTAAAACTAATTTATGTTTTTTGTATATATTTTTTAGTAGGTCATCCCATTCAACTGGGTCGCTATCATCTTCTATGACTACATAATGTATACAAGGTTTATGTATAAACTTTTCTAAACTATGAGCCTGCAAAACCATACACCATTTATCTCTAGTGTAAGTAACGGTTACTATTTCCATAAAAATATTTATTCATACAAAATTGATATTGTCATAATTCCGTCATAATTTTGTCATACTATTTTAGTAAATATTATTGTTCATTTTTATAAGGAGATATCATGAACAAACTATTCGCTATTCTTTTAGCGTTTGTTGGAATCACAGCACACGCACAGACAATTAATGGAGCCGGGGCAACATTCCCGGCTCCGCTTTATTCAAAGTGGGCCGAAGCCTATAACAAAGAAACAGGCATCAGGCTTAACTATCAAAGTATTGGTAGTGGAGCAGGTATTAGACAAATTGAAGGCAAAACAGTTACCTTTGGTGCAAGTGACATGCCACTCAAAGATGATAAATTAGCAAGTTTGGGAGCGACACAGTTCCCTACTGCCATCGGAGGAGTGGTTCCAATTATCAATATGAAAGATATTAAACCTGGTGAGTTGAAGTTGACTGGACCAGTTCTAGCAGATATCTATTTAGGTAAAATCAAAAAGTGGAATGATCCTGCCATTGTAAAATTAAATCCTAATTCTAAACTACCTGATCAAGATATTATGGTTGTTCGTAGAGCAGATGGCTCAGGTACAACATTTATTTGGACAAACTATCTAAGTAAAGTTAGTAAAGAGTTTAAAGAAACTATCGGAGAAGGTACTGCTGTTAACTGGCGTGTAGGAGCAGGCGGTAAGGGTAACGAAGGTGTTGCACAAATGGTTCGCCAATTATCAGGCTCATTGGGCTATGTAGAATATGCATATGTCAAACAAACTAAAATGAACTGGGTGCAAGTGCAAAATCGTGAAGGTGTTTGGGTAGCGCCAGATGATGAAACATTTAAGGCTGCAGCCTCTAATGCTACTTGGGATAAAACTTTTTATCAGATATTAACAGATCAACCTGGTAAAAATAGTTGGCCCATAACAGGTGCTACATTTATCATCATGTATTACAACAACGGTGATAAGGCGAAAGATGCACAAGAAGCATTAAAATTCTTTAAATGGGCATTTGCAAAAGGTGACAAAATGGCAGAAGATTTAGATTATGTTCCGTTGCCAGATAGTGTCGTTGCACTAGTTGAAAAAGAAATGAGTAAAATTAAATAATCTAAATATTTCTATGGATGTACAGAAACTATCTATAGACAACATAGATATTATAAGAGTAACTGACCTATTAGATTCTAAAAAGTTTCTATCTATATCAAAGTATATAGAAAAACAAAATTTAGATTCTAATGGGTTCATGTTAGATTTAAGTGATAATTACTCAAATATCGATGTTGCATATCAAGTAATATTAAACTCAATCAAAGATGTTTTTAAATCTACTTTGGGTATTCAACCAAAACCTACAGGGTTTTGTGTAAGTAGAAATCGCGGAGTAGACCATTGGCACATACACGTTAGAGATTTTAAAGACGATCCTACCCCAATAATACCCGAAAAGTTCTATGTTGTCTTATACTACCCACATATATTTTGGGATCCAAAACACGGTGGAAATTTACTTTTAGGAAGTACGAAAGAAACATCAACACATTCTTTCCCCTCAGTTCCTAACAGTTGCATAATACATAATAATTTAATAGGGCATGATTTGGATTTTCTTAATTTAGAAAATGCAACAACCAGTAGAATTGTTATGTACAGCCACTGGATAGATAAATAAAATACTAACACACAGAAGGAGAAATCATGAAAACAGTTGGTGATAAACTTACACCTTTTACAATTACCGGCGTTAAGCCAGGTCAACCCGAAGATGCATTCTTCCCAATCACAGAAAAATCTTTTGAAGGAAAATGGAAAGTAATTGTTTACTATCCAAAAGACTTCACATTTGTATGTCCTACAGAAATTGTAGCGTATGATAAGTTGTTCAAAGATTTTGAGGATCGTGATGCAGTATTACTCACAGGTAGCACAGACAATGAGTTCTGTAAAGTTGCTTGGCAAAAGCATCATCCAGACTTACGAGTGATCCGTCATATTCAGTTTGCTGATACAGCCCGTCACCAACCCGGTGAAGAAAGAGGTTCAGTTAGTTTGATTGAACAGTTAGGTGTGTTCTATGCACCAGCTGGAGCCGCACTTCGTGCAACATTTATTGTTGATCCTGACAATGTTATTCAACATGTTACAGTAAATAACTTAAATGTTGGTCGTAGCCCAGAAGAAACTTTGCGTGTATTAGATGCATTGCAAACCGGTGAACTTTGCCCATGCAGTCGTCCTATCGGTGGTGAAACACTTTAATGAAAGTGTGGCTGTTAATTATTTTAATTTTGTTTTTAACGGCTGCATTATCTATAACATTAGTGGAACATTTTAAGGAGAAAGATGAATGAGTTGGGTAGATAAAGTAAAGGATAGCATTCCTGATCATGCTAAAGATATCAGATTGAATCTTGATGCAGTAATGAATAGATCAGGTCTAGATGAAGTTGATGCACATGCTTGTGCTTTTGCGGCAGCAATTGCAGCCAGCAATGGTGAACTTGCATATGAAATTTCAATGGATGGCCCACTTATGGGTACTCCTGAACGTGAGGCTGCAAAGACTGCATCAGCACTTATGGGTATGAATAATATCTATTATCCATTCGTTGAAATGACAGGTGATGCAGACCTTAAGGGTTTACCACCTGGACTACGTATGAATGCATATGCAACACACGGTGGTGTATCAAAGAAAAAGTTTGAGATGTATGCATTGGCTGCTAGTATTGTCGGTAAATGCCATTTTTGTGTAAAGAACCACTATGACACATTAAAGAAAGAAGGCATGACAGTGCAGGAGTTGCAGGCTGTGGGAAAAATCGCGGCTGTTGTTGCGGCTATCGGTAAAGTGGCATTATAATCAACGAACACCAATTAACATAAATCTATTATATCCCCAATCTTCATAACCTATATGTTTGTCTCCGACGAACATATAATGAGAAAGGGGATATTTTTTTACCAGTTCTTCCAATGAACTTGTAGAGTTACTAACTTTCCAAATACCACCCGGTTCAGACACATCACTAGACTGAATACATACTAGTGTGCCCTTAGGAACTCTATAGAACCAAAGACTATCCATATGTTCTACACTACAATTTACAACAACGTGGTAGCCATTGTAATCAAATATGTTTGCGTCGGCTGTAATATTTTGTATCTTAGCATCGCCACCTAGCATATAACCTTCGCATATCTTATCTGCAATGGGTTTAACTTCAGGATCAATATCTATGCCCATTATGGATTGATACTTATTACTGTTTCGTGTTAACATCATGAAACCTAATAAGTTATACCAAGAACCTAGATTAGCAACAATTGCGTTTTGTGGTATATATGGTTCAAGTTGTTCGCATAACCAAAGTTTACTTTGTGTTTGACCGTGTGACAATGCAAGATAATCCATAGCAATATTTATTGGGTAAATAAAGGTTGACTAAATAAATCAGTTGATGTATACTAATAAAAATCGTAAAAAAGCATATGTTTTTATATGATTTTTTTAACCAGGACTAAATAAAAACACTATGAAAAACTTAACTTGTAATATACTCAAACATCAGTGGTTATGGTCTATAACAGCCATGAATACCTTTGCGCCAGTATATCCAACAAGTATCCGTGGCTCAGAGGATAACCAAAGAGGTATCCAGGGGAGCAGGTAAAGTCTAAGTAGTAAAAGATTTATCGAACCCCTGGGAAACTAAAAAGTCCCAGGGGTTTTAGTTTTATGATTAGGAAAAGATGAAGGTTGACAATAAAGACACAGATATGTTAGAATCTAAAGCCGATAAAGAAAATGATATTCATTATCTATCGGAAGAAGATTTAGCAAAGTTGATCGATGAAAAGATTAATAGAGCAAAAATCTATCATGAGGCGTTATTGAAGTTTAACGTATTATGATAGGAGCGTGATAAGGCAACGAGGGCCAGCACACAACGCTATATAAAATGTGACGAACGGGCGGACAGGATACATGAATGTCATGGCGATAACGTGACGAGTAAGACTCCTGGTTAGGGTATCGACCCTAACATAGCGTAGAAATACGCTATTCTATAATACATTGACGAAATACGCCCACGCCCTACGACGGTATGACAAGCATTCAGTGTGTTATAGAATAGCGTTATTATTATGATTATTGCAATTTATCATAAATATCTTTCACAACCAACGAGGTATTACGTTAATGGCAATAGTTCATAAGCATTTGATTGTAAGGGCAGAAGTCGAAAATCCACCGGTAAACGAGGATTTAGTTAGGTCATGGATGACCAACTTGATTGATGCTATAGGTATGAAGGTTCTCATGGGGCCTTTTGCTAAGTATTTGGATGTACCAGGTAATCGCGGTATAACAACAGTTGCGATTATTGAGACAAGTCATATTGCAATGCACGTATGGGACGAGGACAATCCTAGTCTTATACAGTTAGATGTATATACTTGTGGTCCACTAGATGTTAACATTGTAGTAGAACAAATCAAGCAATTTAAACCTGTTAAAGTAGAAATGAAATACCTTGACAGAGAGAATGGACTCACAGAATTACCTGTGAATTAAAATTCTGCCCCCCAATATATTGGGGGGTCATCTAGTGGTAGGATAGCGGACTTTGACTCCGTTCACCTTGGTTCGAATCCAAGCTCCCCAGCCATATATTAGAATTGTGTAAAGTTGTTATAACTGTTACGATAAAGTAGCGTCCAAAATGCTACATTACCGGTGTGCGTTATAACATGCTTACATTGACTAATTAACAATATAGATGCAAAAAAATCTATTGCATAGTCTAATCCATTTTTAATAAGGTGCGGAGACAAATGAACACTGCGCCCACTATTACTTACGGGTAATTCTTTGATATAGACGGCATTAGGAAATTCTCTTTTGAGCCTATCTAAGATATGAAAATCATCCGTTTGAATCAATATCTTAAGATTAGGTTCTATAGATAAAATTTCGTTAGCCTTCTTAATATAAGAGTCTACGGGCGTTAATTTAACTTCTGAAATTTTATCAGTACCTCTATAGTGTATTGCTAAACAGTTAGAAGGTGTTATTGAGTAATTAGAAATAAATTGATTTTTTCTGTTTTGAACAGTATCATTTGGGGAAAAGTATTTTTTAATATATGCGTCAAACTTTTCTAAGTTGATAGTAAACTTTTGGTTTACTATCCATAGATCAAACTCATTAAGTTTTTCGCAATTACTGTTAACATCTATTTCTTTAAATAATATAGGCCAAATGTTTTTATACATATGGTGACCTATTTTATAATGCCAAAAGCATTTAGATGCATCTATTTTTTTAATGGGAACACTAGATCGTATTATGCCTAGCATTATTATGCTAAGTGTAGAAAAGAATCCATTTGGTCCGTTTTTATCTACAATGGGATAAAAAACATTATCTTTATAATAACCAGCATCTATATTAGACATTTTGATATTTATCAAATGCTGATGTGGCACAGTCGGTAGCGCACATCCTTGGTAAGGATGAGGTCACCAGTTCGATCCTGGTCATCAGCACCATTTGACAAATATTCTATATCAGTGTAGAATATGCACTAGGTCGTTAACTCAGTGGACTAGAGTGCTTGGCTTCGAACCAAGAAGTCGGGGGTTCGAATCCCTCACGACCTGCCAAGATTATGCGCCCTTAGTTCAGTGGATTAGAATGCAACGCTACGAACGTTGAGGTCGGAGGTTCAATTCCTTCAGGGCGTGCCAATCAATGGTGACTATCGCCAAGTGGTAAGGCCTCGGATTGTGATTCCGATATACGTGAGTTCGATCCTCACTAGTCACCCCAAGCCATAGTAGCTCAGTTGGTAGAGCAACGGACTGAAAATCCGTGTGTCACTGGTTCGATTCCAGTCTTTGGCACCAAACAATTTAAACGCCCCGGTGACGGAATTGGCATACGTGTCGGTCTTAGAAGCCGAATTTTAGGGGTTCGACCCCCCTCTGGGGCACCACATAAATATGATTATGAATAAATTATACATTGCTGGAGATAGTTTTGCTAGTTTAGTAGAGCAACAACCAATTGGTAATAGTTGGTCTGAGATACTAGCAAATGAGTACAATTTAGAATTAGTAAATGTATCTAGACCTGCGGCATCTAATTTTTCTATTGCCTTGCAAATAGATTGGATATCTAATCATATAAGCATAAATGACTTTGCTATTATTTTTCTTACGGATCATAGTCGTAAAACTTTAGTAGATATAGATGTTGAAAAGGAAAATAAATCTCATCCGTTAGAATATCATTCAAAATATTCTACACAACGTTTAACAGGGCATGTAGAATTTAGTAAGCGATCTAGGTTGATAACTACCACACAGTTTAGACCTGATAAGGCAGACACTTATTATAGAGATTGGTTCGATTTGGAAATGCAACAGGTAGAAGATAGATTAGTTCTAGTCGGTGCACTATCTATATTGAATCAAAAGACAAATAAGTTTATTGTATGTAAGGGTGGATATGGTAAAGAGTTTTCTATATCACCCTATGCTACACCTTATCCTAATTCTACCTCCAGACCAAAACGAGATAGAAATAAAGATGATATAACATATAATACATTGTGTCTGTCGGCAGATCAGTTTGTTGAGTTGACAGGTGACATGATGTTAGGATGGAGTGAGCCCACTGATTACATCAATCATTTAGATGATATGACTCATAGAAAGGTAGCAATATATCTAAGAAAGCATATTAGAATCTAACCATTCATCTATCTGTTTGGTTATATCATGCATAGTTTTTCTACTATACTTTCTTATACCTTCTATGTCCTGTACGTTTGTGAAGTTTACGGGGTGCTTATCATCTAGCACGGTTTCAATGGGCATATAGATTACATCTATGTTTGGATTAGATATATTAGTCCATGCATTGTATAGATATTGATATCTAATATCACTATCAAACTCTATAGACTCACTGGGTAATATAATTAATGCTCTTCTATTAGTTTCAGTAATACATTTAGAAAAGCAGTCAACGACATTATTGAAATATGTTTCAGTATGATTTGATTCTATGTTCCAATAATGTGGGTTAGTGAACACAAATTCTAAGTAAGCGGCAAATACTATAAGGTTAGGGTATCCGTCTATATTGATAAGACCATGATACAATCTATCAGTATGAAATGTAATATTATCCTTATACCATATTTCTGTTTGTATACTGTTTACATGTTTGCTATATGAGGCATATGCAGAACTTAAACAATTGGCTAATATAATTGCTTTAGTTCCTGTTACAAGATTTTCTTTTTCTAAGATGTAATTTTTTACTTCTTGGTAATTGTGCAGGGTAATGAAGTCGCTATCAAGGTTTTGTATTCTATCGCTTACATTTAGCAATACGGGATACTTCTGTTTTAGATACTCTAAACATTTGTTTTCTATGTGCATGTTAATAACTCTGCAACTAAAAACAAAGTTTACTATATTACCAACATCAGCGTGTTTATCACCTTTGGTTTCTATAGAAATGAATCCTACTAATCCATAGTATCCGTATTTGTCCCAAGCAAATACTGAATAACTAGACACATCATTTCTAAGTATGTAAGTATTAGCACTTGATGGTATAACTAATTTACCATTTTTATATTTTGTTTCTTTGCTATACTGAGTATTATCAAATATAGTTTTAGAATAGTTTAATTGATTAGAACGATTAACTAACTCTTCTATGCGATCTTGAAATGGTATGTTGTCATATCTTTCAACGATTGCTATGTGTATATCCGAATCTTTTAAAAAGGACACGTTATCAGTATTAGATTTAACTATATGTTTTTGTTCTAAGATTTTATAAAAGTTAGTACGAGATTTGCCTATAGGCAAATCTATGTTATTGATGAACGTAAAAGGATTATTGTAAGTTGTTAAGTTTGGGCAATAGAATGTTGCTTCATTGGTGTTAATAACATTATCGTCAATGAACACTACATCAGCATCCCTTAATTGACAATTTTCAATAATTTGTTTTATTCTGTGACCCTTGGGTTCTAGATTAATACTAGGAAAAACAAATAGGTCCCATATGTCTGATAGATTTCTTCTAACAGACTGTAAGTTATTGATAGAGCATATCGAATGGATTATGCCAAGTTTTTCAGACTGTTGTATGAAAGCAACAATATTTGGATCTAGAGTAGTCTCGCCGCCTTCGGTTATACTACCCTTCCAGAGTACACCGTCAATATCCCAGATGATAAGTTTAACCATGTAAATATTTATATATGAGTATTGACATAAAAAGTAAAATGAATTAGAATAAGATATTGGGGATTCGCCAAGCGGTAAGGCATCGGATTTTGATTCCGACATTCCCAGGTTCGATCCCTGGATCCCCAGCCATACAAGGAGATTATCATGAAAACAGTAACATTTGAAAGTGTATATAACAAAGAAAAATTTACTTGCAACGGTAAATCCTTGCAGGATGTTAGAGTTATTGATGGTATAGAATACCTACGTGTCTTTAAGTTCGGGACGCAACGTGAGGTATTGGTTCGTAAGGATACTCTGAAACGGGTGTCTAAGAAGTAAATATATAAAGATAGGAGTTATCATGGCTGTTTTAGCATTGGATATCTCAGGAATTCCGCGGCAGTGGATCTCCTTTGATGACGCTATTGTGTATCATGCAAAGGAACTTGTTGCATGGAGCCTGGGTGATGTAGTAGCACGGTATCGTGGTGGAATTCAAAACGACGGTACTGAAAGTTATTTAGAAACACCTAGCATCATTGCGATTAGAGGTCATGGGTTTGACCCTGCACGCCACAATAGAGTTAGTCTAACTAATCGAACATTGTTCGGGCGAGACAGACATGTATGTGCATATTGCGGAGGACATTTCCCAAACTATCATCATCTAAGTCGTGACCATATCTTGCCTAAGAGCAGGGGAGGTACTGACGTTTGGATGAACGTAGTGACCGCTTGCAAAGAATGTAACGGTAAAAAAGGTAGTAAGACATTGAAGGAAGCACGTATGGAGTTATTATATGTACCCTATGTGCCGAATCATTTTGAAAATCTGATCTTGCAGAACCGCAACATCCTTGCGGATCAAATGGAGTACTTGTTATCAGGTGTTCCAAAGCATAGCAGAATTTTAAAAATGTCTTGACAAAAAAACATTTGTCATGTATACTACAGATTAAATAGTTGAGTTCGATTCCGCGATAGCTCAGTTGGTAGAGCAAGTGACTGTTAATCACTGGGTCCCTGGTTCGAGCCCAGGTCGTGGAGCCATTTTAGAATATGCTGGTTTAGCTCAGTTGGTAGAGCATCTGCCTTGTAAGCAGGAGGTCGTCAGTTCGAATCCGACAACCAGCACCATATGACACACAGGAGTATTGAGTTTATGAAGAAGTTTATTGTATTGGGATTGTTTGCCATTTCTGCTAATGCAATGGCCGTTGATAGGGTAACACAGTTTGACACGGACTTGGATGGTAAAGTTTCATACAAGGAACTTACTTCGGTATGTGACGTTTCAAAGTCACTGTTTGACCGAGCAGATAAGAATAACGATGGGTATTTGAATAACGCTGAATTGCGTACAGCAAAGTCCTATCTACTGTCAACTTGCAGTAAGTAAAAATTATCTGCCCGTAGCTCAGTTGGATAGAGCAATGGCCTTCTAAGCCATCGGTCGGACGTTCGAATCGTCTCGGGCAGGCCAAATTAGTAGCGAAAGTTTTATTGATTAAATAAGTTTATTCGGGGTGTAGCGCAGTCTGGTTAGCGCATCTGCTTTGGGAGCAGAGGGTCGTGAGTTCGAATCCCACCACCCCGACCATTTTAGGAAGTTTAGCTCAGTTGGTAGAGCGGCGCCCTTACAAGGCGTAGGTCAGAGGTTCGACCCCTCTAACTTCCACCAATTCTTTGATTGTAATAATTCTTTAACACAATTTTCTCAGAGGTGTAATAAATACACATATTATAAATATCAAAGGTAGCGACATGTTAAACATCATCAACAATATCAACGATCCGCTACTAAGTTACATCAAAGATGATCCAGTGAGACCCGAAATTCCTGTAGAGTTTCGGGTTTCTAATTTTAGATTTGTTGGCGCCTTAGTAGAGGACACACCAGAAGCAATGGTCTGCGTAAGTCTACATGACTTCATCCCTGAATCAGTAGAAGATTTATCTAAGGAATCAGAGAATCCTGATACTGCTATATTCTATACCATATGGAGTTATAAAGCAGGTGCGGCAAGAGATTTACTGTTTTCAACAGTTAAAGAAATACAACGCATGTTTCCTAACATTACACGTTTTGTAACACTCAGTCCTAAAACTGAAATGGCTAAACGTTTTCATTTACGCAATGGAGCGTCGGTGTTAAAGGAAAATGCTAATACGGTCAATTACGAATATAAAGTAGTTTGACAATAAATCACAAGTAGTGTATATTACACGTAATATCTCGGTGGTGTCAACGGCAGCATGACGGTCTCCAAAACCGCTGGTGGGGGTTCGAATCCCTCCCGGGATGCCAAAAATCTGATGGGAAACAAGCACTTAAGAGAGGCTTGACAAATAATCAGGTTTAGTGTAGAATACGCATATACGCTGAGAAATCAGCAACGCTCTTTAAAAATTGTAGTAAAATTATTTTTGCCCGGATGGTGAAATAGGTAGACACAAGGGACTTAAAATCCCTCGCCCTAAAACGGCATGCCGGTTCGATTCCGGCTCCGGGCACCATATTGAAGCACATTGTAAGCCATGGGCTTGATCATGCCTGAGTAACTATGTACATAATTGCGGTAATTCTAGACTATCCCGCATGAGCATAGCAAATAGTGCAGTGTGTTTCAATATGGTTTCTATAACAAAGGGGGAGTGGCGGATATGTCTCAATGTCATATTCATCGCCTATTGTAAAACTCTTAAACGACAGCACATGCCTCACTCGCAGGTTGTGCCCCTTATAAATTTGCCTCTGTAGCTCAATTGGTTAGAGCAGTGGACTCATAATCCATTGGTTACAGGTTCGAGTCCTGTCGGAGGCACCAGTATTGGAAGCGTGGCAGAGTGGTTGAATGCACTAGTCTTGAAAACTAGCGATTCCGCAAGGGGTCCGTGAGTTCGAATCTCACCGCTTCCACCAGTGTACAGGAGAGGTGCCCGAGAGGCCTAAGGGAGCGGTTTGCTAAACCGTCGATTCACGAAAGTGGGTCCGTGGGTTCGAATCCCACTCTCTCCACCAAAGGATTTATCATGTACTTTGAAATTGATGAACAATACATTTGTGACGTAATGGTTAAGCAGG